GCTCCATTGGAATCTCACGACGTACATAGTCACGAGATACGAGCTTGTCTGAACGCATTTGTAGTAAAGCAATGATGGCGCGGTTAGGATCCATACCAGACATAATGCCGTAACGAACATCTACGCCATAGTTGCCTGCGATCTGTCGTGATGGGATGTACTTCATATTGAATGGAGTACCGTCGTCCACGCCCTTGATTTCCTTGGTCATAGAACCAAAGATCTTCTCGTCTACTTCAAAACATAGTGATACTAGGTCAGTGAATAAACGAGCAAACTGTGCTTGTGCTGCCTTAATCTGTGTATCAAAGCCTGCCTGTAGTGCTTGCACACCACGACCTGTAACGATAGATGCGTCAATGTTACCTGAACGAGTCTCTGGGTAACGAGCACCCGTACGTAGTTCACGCTCTAGAACACCAGACTCTGTAAAGACTCCATTAGGAAGTTCTAGTGGAACACGGCGAATACCTTGTGGGTTAGCAGAACGCATAATCGCGTCAGGTCCCAATGCAAGTTCTTGCACATCTTGTGGGATAGCAATAGGTGCTTGGATAGATTTCTCTGCTGCTTGGATCTGTAATACTGCAAAGCGAGCACGAGCAAGCTGTACAGATAGAACATCATCAAACTGTCCACGTGCTTCGCCATCAATAGATGAACGCATAGCAACACCTGCTAGGCACTTGCCTACTGGGTTAGGTGTATTAGATAGAACTAGGTTCTTGCGCTCTGGAAGGAAGATAAGATCTTGGTCTTTGTCGTGATAGCGAACTAGAGATACATAAGGTGAGCCTTGACCATAGACATTGCGTGGCATAATCTGGTCAGCAAACTCTGGGTACTGAGCTGCAAGGCTTTCTGCATCTGTTTCAATTATTTGTGAGATCGAGATGGTACGACCAAAGCGATCAACTTCAGGATATACACCAAAAGGATTAAGCAGACGTATTCTCGGATTATTGGTTTCATAGTCCATCTCGATAATTGCTGGCAACATACCGTAGGTGTTGAACCAGTCAGCACCTGTGTACATCTGAATTTGTAGTTCAGATCCAGTGACGAAAAAATTTGCAATGCGTGTACGAGTATCTGCAGCTTTACGTGCAGAGTCTGAAACCATATTGGTAGCAGCGCAGTTAAAGGATGGCAGTGGTGCCATTACTTCTGCTAGGTCACGTGCTGCCACATCTACGAAGTTAGCAACGAGAGGCTTTGGGTATTCCTCTGAAAACATCGCTGGATAAACTTTTGATATATCACCCTGACGCACAGAGAGAACGTCGCGCATTCTCTGGTCACGTGCGGAGTAGCGTGTTTGTAGCCGTGCTACTTTCGCTACTACCTCTTTAGTTGATAACAATGTTTCTCCTTAGATGAATGTACGATCTTTTTCTGCGAGTAGTTCATCAATGTTGATAACTGTTCGCTTACCCTGTTCATAACGAGACAGGAATGGGTTTTTCATATGGTGCGTAGCGTGGATACCTTGGTTGAGCATCTCACGTGCGCGGATTTCACAGAACCACAGCGCCATCACCATATCGGTCTTACCCTTGGTCGTTGGTGACCAGGTAATAAGTTGTTCGATCATCGCCTTAATGTTTTCAGTTTGGTCACTAGGCATATGAATAAGGTTGTCGCGGTGGTGCTTTCCATCGTGTTGCTTGGTGCCGAACAAAGTTGACATTGATGCAACGCCAAAGCCTGAATCCCATTTGTTGTTTCCTGTATGGTGTTCCCGCAGTAGCACTCCCCGAGAGGCCAAGTTTGCACGGATGCCTTCGTCTTGGGTAAGGAATGATTGAAACGCATTCTTCTCCACGATCCATTCACTAGGACTATAGAGGGTAGTCCAATCAAAAATTAGCTGACGTATCTGAGCAGGCGTTGGCCTAGTAATTTTAATAGCATCAACGATATAGCGTTTATGAGTAACCCGATCAACAGCGTAACAAACGGCGGCTGTATCACCAACCATAGCGGGATCAAGACCACAAATAAAAGAGAAGCCATTAACATCGCGTGGATGGCCTGGATGACCAGGAACAAGACGACCCGCCTTACGCATACCATCAATAGAACCTCTCACACATACTGGGTCAAAGATGGCATCATCTGAAATATCTTGCTGCTGGTAGACCAGCGCCCAAGTAGATGCGTCCATAGCTTGACGTTCGTTGTAGAGGTTACGACCATTCCACCTTGGGTATAGTCCGTCCTCATTCAAATCTGATTCTTCTTGCCCATCAAATGGGGCATCACTAGCAGGCCAGAGGGTAACCCATTTGTCAGGGTCTTCATCTGTTTCCAGTAGAGCTGGCATCGCTAGGTACTTCCAAGGAACTAAGCCACCTGGATAGCGGTCTGGGTTGCGTAGCTCTCTATAGAGGTCAACTGCTGCAACACGGGTACCAATGATAATCAATTTACCAGTAG